AATGACATTGAAGCAGTCAAGACATATGTAGCTTTGAAAGTCAGGCTGATGTTCGATCCGCCTCAGAATTCTGCTCATATAAACGCAATTAATGAAAATATTAAAGAACTGGAATGGAGACTCTATAGCGCTCCAAGCAGTAAAAACTTCGAAGTAGAGGAGGATGAGGAAGATGACTCAATATCAGACGAAGAGTATTACTCAGCCTACGGAATTTATTGGTGAAGATTCGCTTTCTCATCACGGAATCCTTGGAATGAAGTGGGGCGTAAGACGGTATCAGAATCCTGATGGAACACTTACTGCCGAAGGAAGAAAGAGATATGGATCTGGCTTTTCTGAAGCTGCTGGCCGAGTTGCTTCTAAAGTAGGAGCAAAAGTCAAGAAGGCATATACTGAACAGGTAAAGAAGTCTAAGGCTGCTTTAGCTGAGAGAAAAGCTAAAGAAGAAGCTGAAAGAGCAGAGATGCAGAAGCGGCAGGCAGATGCTGCTAGAACGAAGCATCTGATGGATCTCTATAATAAAAATCCTAATTTACTTACTTCACAGGAACTTGGCGATCTTAAAGATAGAGCGATTAAAATGAAGAATATTAATGACAATATTCCTCAGAAAACCCAGAAGAATGGCGAGAAGGCCGTAGAGAAGTCTAAGAATGCACTTGTCACAGATGTTGTTCTTCCTGGTGCTGTAGCTCTTGGAAAGTCCGCAGTTATGTCTATGGTTGGCGGTGGCGATTTCCAGAAAATTGCCTCAGTTCAGCTCGATAAAGCGTATAACGGAAAGAATCAAAATCAGGGTAAAAACAATGATGACAAGAACCAGGATAATAAGAAATTCGCTGGTTTCGAGTTTAAGATAAAGAGGGAATAACGTTTGAGTCTATCTAACACTGCTGTCCCTCGATACTATGGGCAGTTTCGTGACGCAGTAATCAGAGGAGAGATACCTGTTTGTCGAGAAATCTCTATGGAGATGAACCGAATTGATCAGCTCATTGCAAATCCCGGTATTTACTACGACGATCAGGCAATTAATGGATTTATTGATTTCTGCGAGCACGAATTAACCTTGACGGATGGTTCTGATCTCGCGCTTCTTGATACTTTTAAACTCTGGGCTGAACAGATTTTTGGATGGTACTATTACGTCGAAAGAACAATTTACGAGCCGTATCCAGATGGCCATGGTGGACACTATGTAACCAAACGGATTAAGAAGAGACTCGTAAATAAGCAGTACCTGATCGTTGCTCGAGGTGCTGCAAAATCGATGTATGGTTCCTGTATTCAGAACTATTTCCTTAATATAGATACAAGTACGACTCACCAGATTACTACTGCCCCAACGATGAAGCAGGCTGATGAGATTCTTTCGCCTATTAGAACTGCTATAGTTAGAGCTAGAGGACCCTTGTTCAAGTTTTTAACTGAGGGATCACTTCAGAACACAACTGGCTCTAAAGCGACTAGAGTAAAACTCGCAAGTACTAAAAAAGGAATCGAAAATTTTCTAACAGGATCGTTTCTTGAAATAAGACCTATGAGCATCAATAAGCTTCAGGGTCTTAGAGTGAAATGCGCAACTGTTGATGAATGGCTTAGTGGTGATCTAAGAGAAGATCCTATCGGCGCTATTGAACAGGGCGCTTCTAAAGGCGGTCTTGATGACTATCTGATCGTTGCAATGAGTTCAGAAGGTACTGTTCGAAATGGTAGTGGCGACACCATTAAGATGGAATTAATGGACATACTCAAAGGCGAGTATGTTAATCCACATATTTCGATCTGGTACTATAAACTTGACAACATTGATGAAGTTAACGATCCTTCAATGTGGCTTAAGGCGAATCCCAATTTAGGTAAGACAGTAAGCTATGAAACTTATCAGCTGGATGTGGAAAGAGCTGAGAAAGTTCCTGCTGCCCGGAATGATATCTTGGCTAAGCGGTTTGGTATCCCTATGGAGGGCTACACTTACTTCTTTACCTATGAGGAGACCCTTCCTCACAAGAGGCAGAATTTCTGGAACATGCCTTGTGCTATGGGTGCCGACCTTTCCCAGGGGGATGACTTCTGCGCATTTACATTTATGTTTCCTCTTGGCGATGGACGCTTCGGAATTAAGACGAGGAGTTATATTTCTTCATTCACATTCGGTAAGCTTCCTATGGCTATGAGATTGAAATACGAAGAGTTTATGCGAGAGGGAAGTTTGATCGTGCTTGATGGATCACTTCTGGATCTTACAGATGTGTATGACGATCTTGATAGACATATTTCAGAGATGCAGTATGATGTACGATGCTTTGGATTTGACCCTTATAACGCCAGAGCATTTGTAGAACGTTGGGAAACAGAAAACGGACCGTTTGGAATCGAGAAAGTAATTCAGGGAGCAAAAACAGAGTCGGTGCCTCTTGGTGAGCTAAAAAAGCTTGCAGAGGACCGACTCTTGATTTTTGATGAGGAACTTATGTCATTTGCTATGGGCAATGCGATTACTCTCGAGGATACAAACGGGAATAGGAAACTATGGAAGAAACGCCACGAGCAAAAGATCGATAATGTGGCTGCTATGATGGACGCTTTTATCGCATATAAGCTTAATAAGGATGCTTTTGAGTGATTAGCCGAACCACATCTTAAAGATATTACGATATGAGAAGAAGCCAGATTTCAAGAGATAGAAAATAATAGCAAAGAAAATGCTTGCAAAGATAAAGTATAGAATTAAATTTCTATAATTTCGTCTTTGTTGCTCAAGCTGAAATTGGCGTTCTTTTTCTTTGTCAGCATACTCAAGATCCAATTTCTTTTCTGCTATTCTAAGAGTAACCTTTGCATTAAGAGTATCTTTATCCTGTCCAGAGACAAGAAGTTTAGTTCCGCAATGCGAGCAATAAAATGCGTCGATTCCATCTTGAACGTCGACAGAAGCGCCACACGAAGGACAATGCATTTTAAGAACTTCCATATTATTTGTTCCTTTCTTTAGTAATATATTTAATCATACAACAGTTTAATAGACTTTTCAAGGGGAGAATTAAACATGGAATACCGTGTTATCCGCACTGGTCAGAGTGATGACCATTTTGAGCACGCTCTTTTTGGCGGAGGGAGACAGAAAGGTGCTCAGAATAAAAACCACAAGTATCTAGCCAGAGCTTGGTGGAGAAATAAATGGCGCTATGCATATACACAGGCTGAAGTGAAAGCTCTTCAGATGCTTGGAAAGACCGGAAGTCTGAAAGAAAATCAGAGAATTAAAAAGCTGGAACGTGAATCTGCTACAGCAAAGAAAGAAGCAGATAAAGCTGGCGCTAAAATTAAAAGAAATGTTACTAGAGCCATCGATGATGCTCGAAGCGAAGTTGCTAGTAGAGCAAATACCGCTAGAGTTACGGCATCAAGAGCTGCTGATAGCGTTAGAAACGCCGTAGGTGATACTGCACGTAAAGTATCTAGATCTGCGAGAGAAGCTGTCGATGATGTTCGGTCTGGTGTTACGGCTAAACAGGTAGCAATCAGAGCAGAAACTGCTAGGAATGATGCAAGAAATCTTGCAGATAGAGCATCTAATACAGCTCGTGAAACTTCCAGAAAGGTGTCCGAAGGAGCAAGATCAACCGCAGAGAAAGTATCTGAAGGAGCAAGATCGACTGCTGAGAAAGCTCGTTCTACAGCATCTAGGGTCGCTGACAAAGTACGAGATACCGCTACTAATGCACGTAATGCTGTCCGAGATTTTACTAACTATGCGGATGATGTAGATAGTAGAAAGAACCAAGCTCAGAGCGACATGAGAACTGCTAATCAGCAGACGCATGCCAATCAGAGAATCGCTAAAAGTGCATCTGCTGCATCAGATGAACATGCACAGCGTGGAAATAGAGAACAGGCTATTAATGCTCAGAATAGAGCAGAGTCTGCTAGTCGTAAAGCAAGAGAAGCGTCTGAAGCATTCGACGATGCAAAGTCTCGTCATGATCAAGCGAGTTCTGAGCAGCAGTCAACCAAGTACAAGATGTCCGACCTTCTTCGTAATGGCGTTAATTCTCAGGTAGCACAGGAAGGTAAAAAGAAAGTTGAACAGCTGCTTGATAAAGCTGGAAGAACTGGAAAGAATCTTGCGAATACTGCGCTCAGTTCTGCTAGATCTGCAATCGATTCCGGCAGAAATAAAGTTGCCGATCTGCTAAATAAAGCAAGTAAGAGCGGAAAATCTGCTGGAGATAAAGTTGCTGATACTGCTAAGAAGGCGACAGATAAAGTCTCTGATACAGCCGAAAGAGTAAAAGATAAGGCTACTGATGCTGCTGGTAAAGGCAGAGCTGCAGCTGAAAGACTCTTTAATAGAGCTTCTGAAACTGCTAAGAATGCTGGTAATGCCGTTGGAAACGCAGCTAAGAACGCAGCAGATAGAGCTTCTGAAACTGCTAAGAACGCTGGCAATGCTGTTGGAAACGCAGCTAAGAATGCAGCAAATGCTGTTTCTGAAAAAGTAAATCAGGCGGCTAATGATAACAAGGAATACAAACGTCTTACCGAGCAGGCTGAGAAACTTGGTAGAAAGACTGATATTGCTTCTGATCGTAAACAGGAAATGCTTGAGAAGTATGGTAGAGATTCCAAGGAATATCGTACTGCAGCAGAGAACGAGCGTCAGGCCTTTAGACAGCTTAGAGCTGTTGAGAAGGAATTAGGCAAATACGATGATACTGCGGCTGCAAAGTTAGATCGTGCTACTGATGCCGCATCTGATGCAGCAAGAAGCGCTGGTGAGGCTGCTAGAAATGTAGCCTCTAAGGTTGGAGAAACGGCTTCTAAGGCTGGTAATGCAGTAAGCGAAGCAGCCCAGAAGACCTCTTCTAACGCGAGAGATTCTTTCGATACAGCTCTCAATGCAATGAAAGAAGCTACATCTGCTGAAAATCGTAGCGCTGCTCTCGGTAAAGCACAGTCTGCATTTAAGAAACTTGAGAGCGCTGCTGGCGACCGTCTAAGAGCAATTGCTGAGAAATACGGTAGAAACTCCGATCAGTATGAATCGGCTCAGAACGCATATGAGCGAATTGATGCAATGGGTACTGCAATTCGTGGCGGTAAGTATGGTAACTCTTCTCGGACTGAACAGATCGATCGTATGATGAACGATGGTATTAGTAGATCTGATGCTGAGCTCTTTGCGACTTACGCAGAAGCCTCTCATCAGCTTCATCGTTCCATGACCCAGGAAGAATATGATCGGTTTATGGAAGAGTATGAGCGTAAGAGGAAGTGAGGTGGGTTGGTATAATGGAGTATAGCGTTATAAGAACTGATGACTCTCTTTCTCATCATGGTATTCTCGGCCAGAAATGGGGAGTCCGCCGATACCAGAACGCTGACGGAACTCTTACTGAAGCTGGTAAAAAGCATTACGCTAAGAAAGAGCGCAAAGAAGCTGAAAAAGAAGTTCGTAAAGCTAGAGATGAATATAGGTATTCTAAAGCATCTACTTACCGTTATGACGAGCAAGGTGCAAAACTTCTTAGCAAGGCTGCTAGTGCCGGGTATAGATATGAAAGAACCGGCAAAGGCGCAGAAAGAAGCAAAAAGTTACATGAAGCTGAGCAGCGTAATGAGGACTTATTTAGACGGTCGCGTAAAAAAGAAGCCGAACTGGAGAAAAAATATACTAAACTTACCGATGATTATTTAAAGAAATACGGCGAAAATAAATTTAAAAATATTACTAGCGATCGTCTCGAAAAAGATAAACAGCATATGGGCAAAATGGCAGTAGCTGCCGTCTTGCAAAAGAATCAATATGTTTATGGTACATTGCTAGGAATTTCTGGGAATGCTGCAGGCGCTGTTCTTGACCAAAAGCGGGCAAAAGCTTATGAAACTGAAATAAAAAAGAGTAAATATAATCCTAGAGTAACTGATTGGGATTACTAAAGGTAGGTCTTCAAAATGAGGGAGAATCTTGAGCAGAAATTCGGAGTTCCTGAGCAAAAGAAGTTCCCAATGCCAGATGCGAAACATGTCCGGTCTGCGATAAGATTCTTTAATTATGTAGATCCGAGTCATGAGAAGGAACTTGCAAAAGCTATTTTGGCTCGCATGGAGGAATATGGCATGAACTTCAATGAATTTGAAGTCGGTGACGAAAATCGTTTTAAAAAATATATTCCGAAATCCGAGTTAGCTCATCATGGCATCCTCGGACAGAAATGGGGAGTAAGAAGATATCAGAATCCTGATGGGTCGCTTACTCCCGCAGGACGAAGACGCCTTGAACGTGCGGATAAGAAATGGGTTAAGAAGAACGAAAAGAAATTCTATAACGAAACATATGCTAAGTCTCGCAGAGAGATGAATGAATTCGTTAAAAGAGAACTTAACCCAAATATCCGTAAATACAATAAGAACCATAAAATCAGCGCCGCTTATGCAAATGCTTATAGTCGTAAATTAGCTTCACTTATGAATAAGAATGTGGCAGATCTTGAATCTCCTTCCGGCAAAGTAATTCGTTACGTAGCTATGCGAGGAGAAATGAAAGTCGCTACAGCTCTTGCTGATAGAGGCTATGACATGTCGCAGGTGCGTAGTGGCGTTTACGGTAGTTCAGGTAAGATCGCCTACCGTAAGAAGAATGTAGGAATTATGAATTACGATGAACGGTAGGTGATGAACTATGGAATATACCGACGAACTTTCTCATCATGGTATTTTAGGCCAGAAATGGGGAGTCCGTAGATACCAGAACGAAGATGGGTCGCTTACTGATGCTGGAAGAAAACGCCTTAAAAAGAATTCTGAGAAACTTGATAAACGGCAATCTAGAGCTGAAAAGTGGGAATCGAAAGCTGAAAATAGCGCGATGAAGTTTAATAGATCTTCTCGTAAACTTATTCGGTTACCATTTGAAAAAACCGTTCGAAGAATTGGCTACGACATTAATAGTTATGGCTATGATCGAGCAATGAATAGTGCCAATCGTTACTATAAGAAAATGTCAAAACGTTATAGCAAAATGAATGTAAAAGCCCTTAGTAAGTCTCAAATTTCTAAAGGTGAACATTTTATGAAGAACTCGATCTCTACTAATATGCTTCAGGCTCAGTATAATTCTCTTTCTCAGGATATGGTACGTATGGAAAGAGCTATGAGAAGTGGAGGGTATTAAGCCGTGGAATATCGAGTAACATACTCTGATAATCTTTCTCATCATGGAATTCTCGGACAGAAATGGGGAGTAAGACGATTTCAGAACGCTGACGGTACTTGGACTGAAGCCGGAAAGAAACGATATGGCAGAGCGATTGAAAAAGATTTAAAGGCGCAAAATCGGGAAGCGTATAAAGCTTGGGCTAAAAATGGTATAAG